ATAAAAAAAAGAAATACTAGAGAGGAGTTTATTACAAACCTAAAAGGGGCATATAAAGAGATTTACGGTAAGGATTTTGTTTATTCGCTTAAAATGCTAAATGGTGATAATACGTATAGAATAATATCAGAACCTGATGGAGTTATTGATTTCAATTTTTCTAATGGTCAATTAGCTAGTTACACTTTAGTCAGAAACGATAATAAACGCCTAGATTGGATTTTCAACATTATGAAAGGTGTTGAAGCGGTCAAAGCAGAATATTAATACATAACTATATACTATCTACCAGAGTATATGAAGGCTCCCCGATCGGGGAGCCTTTTTTGTTTCCATCCTTAGCCATTGAGCCAATATTTATTTGAAAATCATAATGGCAATTAAAGGCAATTCAAATAAAGAAGAAATATTACTTGGTGTACAAATTGACGTTGCAGAAGCGGAAAAGAAAGTGCAGGAACTTGAAAAAAAACTTGATGCTCTTCAAGAGGTCAAATTAAAAGTCAGTGGTGATGCACTTGCACAGGTCAATATGGAGATTGACCAAACTACAAAAGCAATAAAAGACCTCAATGAAACAATCATAAATCCCTCTTCAAACGTCGATGAAATTCAAAATGTAGGTAAGGTAGTCGAAGGCCTTAACGAATCAATTGACGATGTTAACAAGAATAAAATAAAACCTCAAACTGACAATAAAGAGTTAAAAAATACAATTCTCTCATTGGACGAAATGGATGACTTATTGTCAAAGCTCCGTGATGAACAGCGAAGTACAAAAGACCCATTGCGCTTACAGCAACTAGCTAATGAAGCTAAAGACCTGACATTGCAAATCGCTGCAATGGAAGACGGTTTTATTGATACAAATCAGACGATTGGTTTGCTCGAAGACCGTCTTTATTCAATGGCACAAGCAGGCAAAACAGGTACGGAGGAGTTTAATAATATTCTTAACCGTGTTGCGGAACTTAAACAGCATGTTATTAATGTGGATATGGCTGTTGACTCTTTGTCTGCTGATAAATGGGGTAAATTTATCGAAGCAGGGGAGAACTTAACTGGGGTTTTTGGGGGTGTTACAGGGGCATTACAGCTCATGGGAATAGAAAGTAAAGGTGCAGAAGAAAGTATAGCCAAATTGATGCAATTGCAATCGGTCATGCAAGGCTTACAATCACTTAATCAATTCCGCAAGCAATGGGTAACGTTAATTTCTTCATTTAAAAGTGCAAAAGAAGCAACTGATACAATTAATAACATAGCCGATGCAACAGAGCAGGCACGTGATGCAACAGGAACATTAACGACTGCAACGCAAGGGGCTACAACGGCAACAGAAGGCTTTGGTCTGGCCTTTAAATCAATTGGCATCGGCTTAGCCGTGGCAGCACTTACTTATCTTATTGTCAATTTCGAAAAGGTAAAAGAAGTTGTTTTTAACCTCGTTCCTGGTCTTAAAGATGTTGCGGAGTTCATCGGTAAAATCATTGAGAAAGTAACGGATTTTATCGGGATTACATCCGAAGCTGAAAGGCAGTTAGAACGCTTGAAAAAGTTAAATGAAGGCATTACAACAGGAATAGATTCCCAAATCGAAATGCTCCAAGCTCAGGGAGATAAAGAGAAAGAAATCTATGAATTATCGCTGAAACGCAATTCCTTAAAAAAACAATCATTAATAGAGACTGCAAAGGTAAATCAGAAATTAACGGAAGAAGAACAACAGCAGTTAATTGATATTAATACAGAGCGAAATGTACTAATACTAAGCGAGCAGAAAAGAATAAATGATCTTGCAAAAGAAAGAGCCGAAAAAAATAAACAAACTTACGATACCTTATTAAACCAACTTAAAGGCTATTTAAAGGAAGCCGAAAAAATAACTTACGCTTCCAACCACAACAGTAGACAAGTCGAATTAAAAAACCTCGCTGATAAGTACAAAGAGCAAATTGCAGTAGCAAGAAAGCTAAATCAGGATATAAGTAAATTAGAAGAAGCTGAAAGAATCGAGCGTAATATTGTCAATAAAAGATACGATGATGAATATTTCAACTATATCAAGGGAAATAGTCGTCAATTCCTCGATGACTTTAGTCGTGGATATTTAGAGACAATCGAATCTTATACCAAGCAAAAAGAGAATGCAACAGCTGAACAAAAGGTTGATTTGGATGAACGTTTGAAAAACAGATTAACTTATTTATCACAATTAAAGCAATTATCAATTGCACAAAAGGTAGCTGAAAAAGATTTGGCGAATTCTTTAGATAAAAATGAAATTGACGATGAAGCCGATAAATGGAAATACAAGACACAGAAAGAAAAGCTAGATGCTCAATTGCAAGCAACAAAGGACTATGAAGACACCTTATTGCTCATAACAACAGAATCTAAAAACCTTGAAAACTCCGAGATTCAAAGATTGTATGCAGAGGGACAAGCCAGACTAAAAGAATTAATGGCTGACCCATTCGTTAATGCTAATGAAATAACGAATATTCAAGCTGATTTAAATGCTAAGCTAAGTGCAATCGAAGCGAATAATAAGGAAATTGAAGATGCAACAATTAAGCATCAACAGACAATTCAAAAGGCGGAAAAAGCAAATAGCAAAGCTAAGAAAAAGTTATTGGACGAAGAAACCAAAGCCAAACTAGATAATCTTTCCGTTATATCAAGAGCCACTGACCAAGCGCAAAAACTGTTAGGAGAATCCACCGTTGCAGGAAAAGTTGCAGGTATAGCAACAGCAACAATTGATACGTATGTTGCTGGTGTTAAGGCTATGAAAGAAGTACCTTACCCATTCAATTTTGTAGCTTTAGCTACTACAATTGCATCGGGATTAGCCACTGTTAAAAAGATAATGTCTGTTAAAGTTGATGGTGACACATCGAGCGGAGCAGGAGCAGATGCGAGCAGTGCATTAGGTTCAGCAATGCAAGCACCGGTAATAAATTCTACTGTTTTGAAGCAGTCAGAAAATGGTACCGACAAACTAAGCGATGTAATAAGTCAGCAACAAGAACAAACAGTTGTCAAAGCTTACATAACAAATAGTGATTTAGAAACAAATGAACAAAAAAATCAATTCCTAAAGAAGATTTCTAGCTATTAATATTTTAGCCCCTCTAAAAGAGGGGTTTTTTATTGTCCACCAATATTTATTATAAAAATTATAATGGACAGAAAATTATACGAGCTAAAGATAAACCCCTCTATTGGAATGGATGTTAACGTGATTAGTATCGTCGATTCCCCTGCTGTTGAGTCTTCATTTTTAGCATTTTCCAAGCAAGAAAAGAAAGAATCTTTTGCAGTCGCTAATGAAGATAGAATGGAATTAATAGGTGTTGCAATGATTCCTGATAAAATAATCCCACGTTATGGCGATGCCACAAAAGAAGAGTATGATGTGTTTTTCTCCAAAGACACAATTAGAACTATAGCACAAAACTATTTTTATTCAGGTTATCAGCACTCAATTAACCTTCAACATAGTGACACTTTTGTTAATGCTCATGTATGGCAGAGCTATATTGTAGATTCGGTTTTAGGATTGAATGCACCGCAAGGAATTAATGCACCTGATGGAACTTGGATTGTGGGTGTACAACTTGATAAAAACGAAACAAGTTCCCAAAAGCTTTGGAAGTTTATTAAAGACGGAACATTTACTGGCTTTAGCGTTGAAGGTTATTTTATTAACCAATTAACACAAAATTTCAATTCTCAAATCACACTAGAACAAGAAATTGACAATGCTTTAGAATCTCTCAATACTAGAAAATAGCGAGCCAATATTTATTGGAAATAGAGATAGAAATGACAATAAAATCATTCAAAGAAATTAAAGCAAAATTCGATGATTTGGTATCTAAGTTTTCTTTCAAATCCGCAAATGTTGGTGAAACGGTATATGAATATACATCTAACGAAGTCGGTGCAGAAGTATATATAAGCACATCTAACGGCTCGGAATTAGCCCCTGACGGTACAGTAGAATTACCAAATGGTGATTCATTTATTGTTACTGATGGTAAAATATCTGAAGTGTTAACAGTAGCTAATGACGTTGCTGAAGAAGACAATAAAAAAGCTGAAGAAGAAAAAGCCATTGATTTAATTATCGAAAACGTTGACGAGGAAGAAAAAGACAAAGAAGACTTATCCGACGAACAGCCAACAAATGATAATAAAGAGGTCGAAGAGCTTAAAGCTGAAATTGAAGCTTTAAAAGCGACAATCAAAGAATTGAGAGGGGAATTTTCTAAAACAATCGATACTAAAATCGAGGAGTTTAAAACAATCCTAAAAAATACGCCTGCTAGTTTTTCCAAACAAAACACTATTGCAGAAGACGTGAAAGTAGACAAATGGGCAAACCTAGCAAAAAGGTTTTCCTAACCAATTAAAAATATAAAAATTATAATGAGTTATAACGTAACTAATTTACCTGCATACACTTCTGAACAATCAAGAAAGTTTATGCTTAAATCCATTTTAGGTGGAAAGACAATTGAATTCTTGACAGAAAAGGGTTCTTTTGACCCAACAGCAATGGGTAATACTGCTATTCAATTATTGGAGACCGATGTTGTTTGGCAAGATGGAAGTGCTTGTAAACTATCTGAATTGGGTTCTGTTGCTTTGGCACAAAATGTATTGGTTGTACAACCAATTGCGATGAAGTTCCCTTTGTGCGCTCGCACATTAGTTAAGACTTACGCAGTCGAAGATTTAAAAGCAAAACAACGTGGTGAAAACGGCTTTGATGATGCTTTATTTATCGAACATATCGGTGACGATGTAGCAAGTAAAAATCAAGCTGAAATTGAAAAATTAGTGTGGCAAGGCGATAAAACCAAAACAGGCAATATGAAATTCATTGATGGTTTTTTAAAGCAAACTTCTTCGGGAACTTTTGATTTATCAACAATTACAGGTGCTGATATTGTAGCAAAATTGCAAAATGCTTATTTAGCTATGCCTATTGAAGTTAGAGACCAAGAGGATTTCAGAATCTTTTTAGGAAAAGAAGTATATGATAAATATAAAGCTGTATTAGCAGGTAAGAACATTTACCAAGCTACTGATGACAACACATTGTTTGGTACAACTGCTATTTTCCAAATCGCTAATGGTTTGAACGGAACTAATAAAGTTGTCTATTCAAGAGCTAGAAACTTGCAAACAGGCGGTGATTTGAAATCTACAGAGCTTGAGCATTGGTATTCAAAAGACGATGACGAGGTAAAAGTACAAGCTCGTTTTTCGTTAGGTGCAACAGCAATTTACAAACAAGAGATTGGTGTATTAGACGTAGCGTAATTGCTAGTTAAAAATTGAAATTATTAAGGTGGTGATATAATTACACCACCTTTTTTTATAAAAATATTAAAAATATGGCATGTAATTCAAGTCTGGTCGGCTATATAAAGCAATGCGGAGAAAAATTAATTGGTGGCACCAAGAACATCTACATGATTGCCTATAGCGACTTAAAAAATATTGAAGGCTCAACGTCTGTATATTCAATTACAGCAGGAAAAGTGAGCGAAGTCGGTTTACAGACTTCAAAAAAATTCGTGAAAATCGAAGTAGAAAATAAACAAAATAACGTAACCGATACAATTACAGTTGGTGATAACGGTATTATATCAGGTACGTTCGCCTATACGGCTCAGATGGTTGGATATAGCGCAGAAGCAAATCAATTTGTTTCTAGCTTACTTGGTCAACCAGTTGCAATTATCATTGAATTAGCGAATGGTAGTTATGTAATCGGTGGATTGGACGGAACCGTTCAATTAAAAGAAAGTGTCGGTACAATCAGCGCAACAGATTTAAATAGAACATTATCATTCAATGGTGAGATTTATGCACCAACTCCAGAGTTGGATAAAACAATCTTAGCAACCTTAATCTAATCCCAAATTAGATTTTAAAATTTTCATTACTTAATTATTCGGAGGGGGCGTATTCAAGTCCCCTTTTTTATTGAGCCAATATTTATTCAAAAAGAAGATGATTATAGATAAAAAACTCCTTACCAATTCCTTGTTTTTCAACGTCGCACCATACATAATTAGTGGTGAAGTCACATTGAAGTTAACCAAAGAATCATCAAATAAGGAATCATCATTTACCATTATCCCGACCAAAATAACGGAACGATTTATTGAGGTTAAGAATAGGTTTGAAGGAATTGAGGAAGGGAAATATAAGTATCAACTAATCTATAATGATAGTGTGGTTGATAGTGGTTTTGTCCGAGTTATCGGAGAAGACAAAGAGGTTGCTATTGAGCGACCAACAGAAGTAAGAAAAATACTAGATGGACGAAAAAAATAACCATATAAATTATAAAATAGAAAACTTTGCACGATTCATAACGCCATTACCAACGGAACCAAAGCAAAATAATGTTGATAGACATGTGAATTGGGGAGAAGATAATCTATACCCTAATTTTTTGATTGACATTGCGGATAAATCGAGTTTACACGGTTCAATTTTGAACAGTAAGAGTAATTATATATTCGGTGATGGACTTATAGATAAGAAATCAGGGGAGTTTTTAAATGAAATTCGAGTAAATGAAGATGATTCACTATCGGAATTGATTAAAAAATGTATCAATGACCTAGTTTATTTTAACGCTTTCGCTGTTGAGGTCACATTTAACCAATTGGGCGAGCCTTTCAATTATTATCATGTACCACTACACCACGTGCGTTTGAACAATTCAAAAACGACATTCTTTGTAAATAAAGATTGGAAAAATACACCAAGGACAGTATTATCTTATCCTAAATATTTTCCACAGTCGAACGATTCAACAGAACCGAAAATATTCTATTTCAGCTCATACAACGTAAGTGTAAATAACACCTATTCAACACCTGATTATAAATGTATCGAATCAGCAGTTACGGATATGTTAGTAACTACATTATTTAAGAATAACGTAGCTAATGGGTTCAGCTTAACCAAAGTCATCAAGACCTTCAACGGCCAAGTGTCGGAAGACCAACAACGAATAATTACAAAGAAATTCCGAGATATTTTTTCAGGTGCTGATGGAGAAAATTTACTTGTCGAATTCAATTCTCCGAATGGTACTCCAATGGCAATTGACACTATTGAAGCAGACGATTATGCATCTAAATTAATTGAGGTCATTAAAAAGACGGAACGTAATATATTATCCGCTCATCAAGCCACATCATCAATTTTATTCGGAATTGAGAAGGAGGGAAGCCTGGGCAATGCCACTGAGTTAGAAAATGCTTATCAGTTATTTAAGAATAATTATGTTAAAGATAAACGTATCGAAATTGTGAACGCTTTCAATAAGCTATTCCAAGCTGACGACCGTATGCCTATAATGGATTTAAAAGATAAAGAGAGACTTTTTAAACCTGAATTGGATTCAGCGACTAAAGAGAAGATTATGACGGTTAATGAGTTACGAAGTGAAGCAGGTTTAGAACCATTGCCTGATGGTGATACGTTACTAACCACAACTCAATCTTTTGCGACTGATAAAAAAAAAGATGATGACGATGAAATAGAAAGCTATTCAGCGACATTAGAAGATTTTGAAAAAGTAAAACACCTTGGTACGAATAAAGAGGAATTTATTGTCATTGGTAAAGCTAAATTTAGCGGTTGCGGACACTATCATTTTGCATCTAACTATAATTCAATTGAAGAATATCTTTTAGACAACAAAATCGAAGGTATGACACTTGACGAAATTGCTATCAAAATTGGTAAGGAATTAAATCAAAATATCACAAAGCAGGAAGTACAAAATGCGATAGAGCTGCTAAAAAATGCAGGTCTTATTAATGCAAAAACTAATACAGCTAACAACATCATCCATACTGCACCGTCAAGCATTGCAAATGCAAATAAAATCGAAGTTTATTATGACTATCAAAAAAGGAATGAAGCATCGGGCAATACAATTATTCCGACTACAAGACATTTTTGCGAAGCTATAATAAATAGTAACAAATATTATAGTGCTTCGGATATTCAAAAATTTAGCCTTGCATTTGGTTATAACGTGATGGAACATTGCGGTGGCTATTGGAAAAATAAGAAGACTGGAGTCGTCAATAAATTTTGCAGGCATGAGTGGGTGCCAGTGAAAGTGTACAAACCTTAATTAGTAAAATGGATAAAGTAAATTTAATATCAATACAAAGTATAAAAAACAATAGCGTATTGCCTTCAAACATAGATGAAGATATAATACAGATAGCATTGAATGAAGCTACTGATTTGGAGCTTGAGCCACTTATTGGAGCTGAATATATTGCATCAATGAGAACCAAGATTGCAGAAGAAACAACGACCGAAACAGATAATTTTGTCTTGGATGAAGTAATTGAGCCGTTTTTAATTTACGCTACAATAGCCTATGCAATAGATTATTTGCACTTAAAAATCAATAACAAAGGTATCAACGTTTCCACTGATGCAACGCTGTCAGCTTTACAGATAAAAGACAAAGACAGTGCCGTCCAGAGTGTGAAGCAAAAAATGGATGGGTATAAGTCTAGGTTGATTAGATACTTTGCAACAGACAATGACGAAACGACAAATACATCAATTGATGCTGATTCAACATTTAATTCTATGAACATTTACCTTGGTGACAACATTGACTATTCAACGCAATACTATAGAGAAAGAGCGAGCAAAGTAAACTATTATAGAAGGGGGTATTGATGGTTAGAAATCTTAAATATATCCGCAATATAATTGAAGATTATTTTGCTCAACATCCCATGATTAATGACATTAGGTTTGGTGACACTGATAGGCTTAGCACCTATAAAAAACTGAAATATCCATTGGTCAACTTCGAATATGTCAAATCCAATTTTAATACTGGCAATGATAACAGTACAATTTGGGAGTTTGCAATCATGGACTTGTCAGATGAACAAACGGAATTTGACGTTATCGATGCTACCAATGAAATAAGCCAAGATTTTTTAAAATGGTTGGCAGAACACGATGATATAGAAATTAGTGGTAATGTCTCGGTTGTACCATTTAGCGACAATTTCGGAGATTTATGTTCGGGCAATGTTTTCACCGTCACATTTAGCTCATTCCGCAATAATTGTTTAAATACATTACCAAATACATAGTCTTAAAAGAGATAAAGCTATTGTTCTAAAACTTGATATTGGTACAGTTCTTGGATATGCTATCATAGATAATAGACTTAATGATGATAAGCCTGTTGATGTACTACTTGTTATTCATGGAGTTATTAAGTATATTTGTAAAGTTAAACAAAGTTAAATAAGGAGGAGTTATGTTAAAGCCTATTAAAGCTATAACGATATTAACTGGTAGGGATGCTGTTAATTTTCATAGAACAATTAAAGAAAATCAACAGACCAAGCCTAATAATAGTAAATTAGCGGATATTCGTAGGGATGCAAGTGCTTTAAAATCAATATTTAAAGGTATTAGATAATTTGTGACAAGAGAAGAGTTAGAGCAGAATGGTATTGTTTTACAATTATTATCCGAAGACCATATAATAAAACCTTTTGATTGCGAGGATGAAACCCTTAATGATTTTTTGTTAAATAAAGCTAAAGGATATAAAAAGGAATTTTTAGCAACAACTTTTATTCTAGAGAATAAAGAACATACTGTTGCATACTATAGCATTTTTAATGCTAGTCTTTTTGTTGAGGAAGATAATTTTGCATCAAAAAGTAGTTGGAAAAAATTTCTTCAAAATCTAGTAAGTCATCCAAAAAGACATTTGGACTCATTCCCTGCACTTAAGATAGGTAGATTAGGTATTAGTAAGGAGTTCAAAGGTTTGGGATTAGGCCGAATGATAATAAATCTTATCATTAATGAAGCTTATGATTTAAATAATACTCACGCCTGTAAAGTTGTATCTGTGGATGCTTATAAACAATCAATTAATTTTTATGTTAAGCAAGGGTTTATATTTATGACTGATACAGATAAAGATAATGAAACGAGACAAATGTATTTTGATGTTTCTAGTATGTCAGAGACAGGGGAAGAAACTGGACAGCTCTTTACAGGGTAGGATTCTAAACTCGACAGTCTCAAAGAAATAAAGAAGCCCCTTTCATGGGGCTTTTCTGTTATTGGTAGATGCAGGAATTTATGTGTTCTTTTAATTTGTTTATTGCTTGGCGGTGGCTGTCGCTTCGAAGGCCGTCATACCAATAGTTACCGTCTTTTTGCGTTATAGTGAAGTGTACCATTTTGACTTTGTTCGCACTTAATTCTTGCACGATATAGGCTATTAGACCTACAACGGCACCAATTGCGATACCGTAAAAGATTCCGAAAAAACTCCCCCCAATGGAACCAACAATTGCGCCACTGATACCTCCATCGTCATTGACTAATACATTGTATACGAATATAATTAGACAAGCCACCACAGTAGTACCTATTGCAACTTTGGAGGAACTGTAATTGTAAGTATATTGCTTGCCTTCTTGCTCCGTTAAGTTAGCTCCACGTATTTCATTAATACCTATGAAAGCTTCTTGCGAGCCATTTTTATAAAGCAGTCTTTTGTCTGTTAACTTAAATCTTTCGTGATTAACTTGAATGGTTAAAACCTCTTTTTCGTTGTGTAAAAGTTCCATAATTATTTGTTACTACAGTTTTCAATAATCTTATCAAATTGGTCTCTAGCTGTTTTGACTTGTTCGTCCGTCCAATTTTTATTAACACCAACTCTTTCGAGTGTCGCCATATTTGACTGTTGAAGTGTTTGGCAACGAGCCAATTGTTCTAAACGGCCTGTTTGATTTGCGATTTTATCCATTTTTCGATAGCAATTGCAAACCTCTTTGGCTAAATCTTGTGGATTATTTTTTGAACATGATGCAAGTAAGGAAAACACTCCAACGAGTGAGTAGGTTAATATTTTTCTCTTCATATAAGTTAAATTTTAATTGTAAATGTACGACATGTCGTATATAGTTCAAAATATTTTATGACAAGATTTGTTCCTATGGCAATGAAAAATCCAAGGAATGAAGAATTGATAACAGCATTTGGACAAAATGTGAGGAGATTCCGTTTGGAAAAGGGTTTGACTATGAATGAATTAGCTTTGGAATGTGATGTTGAATATGGAGCGATAAGCACCATTGAGAGAGGAAAAGTAAATTGTTCAATTAGTACCGCATTCGCCATTGCAAAAGCTTTAGATACCCCAATTGAAAAGCTTTTAACCGTTGAAACAATCAAATAATTAGCCTTATTACCAATCAATTTTTACCCCTTTCTATATAAAGATAAATAAGGCCTTTTAAGGGGTTTTGTGTCTATAGGGATTAATGATATTACATGTTGTAAATAATGCCTTATATGGCTTCTTATGCAGTCCGTTTTAGACGGTAATCTCCCTTTTCTTGGTAAAACTAATTTATTTTACTTTTCTCCGTGCTTTTGGCCGTCAGTCCAATATTTATTGGAAAAATGGAAGACAAGAGACTTCAATGGGCGGACTCCATAAGCCTACAAAGAATAAACCTAATGCACCCAAAACTTAGGGATGAATTAAGAAATCAATATTTAGAAATCAATACTCAATTACCTAAAGGTGTGCGATTGAGAATTACACATACACTAAGAACTATACAAGAGCAAAATGCTTTGTACGCACAAGGTAGAACCACAAAGGGTAAGATTGTTACCAATGCAAAAGGTGGTACTTCGTGGCACAATTACGGTTGTGCATTTGACATTGTGATATTATACGACAAAGACGGCAACGGAACTTTTGAAACTGCATCATGGGACGAAGACAAGCATTTTATGACCGTTGTGAATTACTTCAAATCAAAGGGTTGGTTTTGGGGCGGAGATTTTCGAAGCTTTAAAGATTCACCTCATTTTGAAAAGACGTTTGGATTGACCATAAATCAAGCATTAGCGAAGTATAATGCAGGTGAAACCATCATCGATAATGGTGTTAAGTACATTAAGATAGGAGGGTGATAAATGGAAATATTTAAAATCTTAAAAGAGGTTATTAACTCATTTTTTACCTCTTCAATTATCAGCAAATTGATATTCTTTATATCTGCCTTTTTTGCACCGATATATGAATTATACATTTTGCTCATTTTCCTTGTATCAATAGATTATTTGATGGATTTGGCCGTATGGTTTTTCAAAGGCGATAAGTTGACAACAAAAGTATGGGATGTTACCAAGCCTTTTATAATCAAATTGATTATGTATTCAATACTTGTTATTACGGTTAACAGCGTACAAATGCACTTAATAAAAGAAGCCTTTGAACTATTTAAGATGGTAATAGCTATTCCAATTATTGCGGAGTTATTGGGTATAGTTGCAACGGTTGAACGTTATACAGGCGTGCAAATCGTTGATAAACTGAAAGGGTATTTAGGTAATTGGATAAAGAATAATGAAAATAAAACGAATTAAAACAATTGTTTAATCATCTTATCATCCATGTGAACGCGTTTATGTTGAATATATGATGAACCACCGATATAAGGAAATTCTAATTCATATGTATGTAAATATTCGTTTCCATCACAATCAAAATAGTTTATTCTAAACATTATTTTTTCGAAATGTGGTTTTCCATTAGTGTATTCTTTGACTCCCAAATTAATACGCTTTCTAAGATAATATTTGGTTTCACCCTCCGTTAAAATATAACTCGGAGAAACTTCGAAAATTATCTTGGAGTCTGTATAAATTTTGTAAGCTAATTTACATTCTCTATCCGAAGAAATTAATGTAGTTATATCTATACTCAAAAGTTTCCTATCTTCAAGCGCACAGTATAACTGTTCCCAATTTTTATTTAATGAGAATATTCTTATTTGAATATTTGGTCGTATTTCCCTAATATACTTTAATTCTTCCATTTTAAATATCCGTGCTTGGTCTCTTTGAACTTTCATTTGAGAATCTAAGGTTATGTAAATAAAGACTCCACCAATGAGTGTAACTAAAAAAGTGAACCAGTCCGAAATTGTACCCCATGTTTCTGCTTTGAATAGATTCTGTTTAGGCCAAAAACAATTTACTAACAGAATTATAGATACTAAGATTGATGTAGCAATTAACGCATATACGATTATAAAAAATATCTCTTTAAGCTTATTTTTATCTTTCTTTTCATTCATGGCAATAACAAAGATAGGAAATACAATCTTTTCATAAACGATTTAAAACTTAATTTAAGTTTTGCATTGTGGGAACCCTAGTTTTTGAAATAGAATCCTTATCTTTGTAGCGGAATTTAACGAGCCCAAAAGCATATAATGTGCCTTTGGGCTTTTTTTGTCTTATTATTTTTATGAAATACAAATGAACCAAATAGGAATTATAAAGAATCTTGAATATATAACTGTTTCAAGGCTTACAGCGGTAAGCAAATTGAATTCGATAGATTGTTCAACATCTAATGTTTCTAAGCTTCATAAAGCCTTAAATAAAGTGATAAATGAAGGTAAAAGAGCTGAGGTTAGGACAGCTGTAGATATTGAACATGATGAAGTGATTGATATGTTCAACACAATAGAGGAAGCAATCAAAGCTTATAAAATTAAATACGGTCGGTCAACTTTTCCAAAAGATTTGAATATTTATCAATTGATTGAGGATTTTAGAAAGCTAAATCCATCCCAAATTATACGTGAGGTTTTAAAAGGGAAAGAACAAAATAGAACAAAAACAACTGAAAGTTCTAAAACTAAAAAAGGTAAGATTGACTTTGATAAGCTTATCGAAAATGAAATGAAATTGGGTTTACTATAATAGAATCCTATTCTAATGGCAGCTAAAGAGGTTTTTACATCTTTTTTTTATTCTTAAAAATGTTCTAGCAAAGTTCTAAAACCTCATTTAAATAAAATTAAGAGGGGTTGTTACAATTAAAAAATTAATTTTATTTAAAATGTTCTAGTTGAAAAAGTGGGTTTAAATGTATTTAAAAGCTGTTTTTAAATAAATAAGGCGATACGGGGAGTATCGCCATAAAATCACACTAACTATTAAAAACCCTATAGGACTAGGAATTTACATATTCAATAAACCAATTTCTGTCTTATCCCACGCTCTTCCAACATTATTCCCAATCACATGTGAGATGTCAAATAAATAATAAAATGTAATTATTGAGGTCAATACTTTAAAAAAAACAAGCATTTCCAT